ATTGTTGCTCAAATGCTAGAAAACCAGGAACAGTTCTCACGTACGGAACGTGCTCTTGCGTCTGGTACGGGGCTTCTGTCGGAAGCTGCGCCAAACAACTCAATGGGTGCATCCAGCTCGGTTGCTGGCGATGGTGCCGTCGATATTTTTGACCCGGTACTTATCTCACTGGTTCGTCGTTCTATGCCGAACCTAATTTCGTATGACGTTGCCGGCGTTCAGCCAATGTCAGGTCCGACGGGCTTGATCTTTGCTATCCGTCCGCGTTATACTAACCAGTCTGGTAAAGAAGCGCTTTACAACGAAGCGAACGTTGGCTTCTCTGCTATCATGGCTGGTAACACAGCTTACGTCACAGCTAACTCGCAGCTGTCGACAACTTACGGTTCTGATCCGACAGGAGCTAACTACGGCTTCCCAGGTGGTATGACAACTGCCATTGCTGAATCTCTCGGCGATGCAGCTGACAACTACTTCCAGGAAATGGCGTTCTCAATCGAGAAGGTTACCGTAACTGCTGAAACTCGTGCACTGAAGGCTGAATACTCAACCGAACTTGCACAGGATCTGAAAGCGGTTCACGGTCTGGACGCGGAAACAGAACTCAGCAACATTCTTTCTGCTGAAATTCTGGCGGAAATCAACCGTGAAGTTATTCGCGCAATCAACGGTACTGCTACTGCGGGTGCTCAGCTGAACACTCAGAATGCTGGTACTTTTGACCTCGACGTTGACTCTAACGGACGTTGGTCTGTGGAACGATTTAAGGGCCTGATGGTTCAGATCGACCGCGATGCCAACCAGATCTCTAAGTCGACTCGTCGCGGTAAGGGTAACGTCCTGATCTGTGGTTCCGACGTAGCTACTGCGTTGAACGCTGCTGGTCTTCTGGACTACAGCCCTGCTCTGTCAAGCAACCTGCAAACAGACGACACAGGCAACACGTTTGCCGGCGTTCTGTTCGGTAAGATCAAGGTTTATATTGATCCTTACTTCGCGTCTGCTTCGGGTAACGAGTACTACACGATCGGCTACAAAGGTTCTTCACCTTACGACGCTGGTCTGTTCTACTGCCCATACGTGCCTCTGCAGATGGCTCGCGCTATCGGGGAACAGACGTTTCAGCCGAAAATTGGCTTCAAGACTCGTTATGGTCTGGTTGCCAATCCGTTCGCAACAACTGCTGCAAACGGTGTAGTTAGCGCTGCAAACAGCAACATTTACTACCGTATTGTTACTGTTAAGAACCTGATGTAAAATCAGGCATATATAAACAAACTGAGGAGGGCTTCGGTCCTCCTCTTTTTTTTCTGTTTTTGGATTGACGAAAGTGTTTTTTTGGTTTATAGTCTAGCTTGTACCTTCGTTGAACTGTAAATAGGACTTAGATATGATTAGGTTTTTGCTGAATACTGTTTTGGTATTACTGTTTTTCTCTTCAACTGTATATTCAAATGAGGTTGTAGAAGGTGACTCAATGAGAGATATTATGACGTCTCTCATTAAAGTACGGATGTATGAACAAAATGCTACTCCTTGGGACGATAATATTGTTGCTACAAGTGCACATATTAATAAAACTCTTTCACAAGAAATCTGTTCCAATGAAATTCTTGATGTTAAATTTGTTAGAGATGAAAATATAAATTCTGTTCTGTGGAGAGATCCAAATAAAGATGAACCTGTGGAATATCGTGCTAAAATGACGGTATTCATTCCTCATGAAGATTCTATTTTAGATTTTGGAACTGAGATGGAAGTAAATATCAGATCACGTGGATTTACTCTTGAGTCAATAAATTTATCATGGAAGGGTGAAAAAAGATCCGATTTCTGGATTGGAACTGGACGCGTTTTAGAAGGAATGTCTGGCGGTGCTGTGGTATCTCTGGTTGACAATGCAATCCTTGGAATCATTATGGGAGTTCCAAAAGACATTTATCCTATTCAAAGATACTTCAATCTACTGAACGAAGAGTACACCATTTTTGTTCCGTATGTGACACTACAGAAAGTTTGGAATGAAGAGTGTATAAATAGATAAAGGAGAATCTATGGCACAAATTCCAGGCGTACCTGAGAATAAAAATTTTCTCAGTCCTCTCAGTTTTATTTTTACTCTAAAGAGAGCACCATTATTGACCTATTTCTGTCAAGGTGCTTCTTTGCCGAGCATGGTTTCTCAAGAAGTATTATCAGACAATCCATTTAATCGTCTGCCTCATACACCAACGAAGATCAGTTTTGAGCCTTTGGATATTCGTTTTGCTGTTGATGAAGATATGCAAAACTACAATGAGATCTATAATTGGTTGATTGGAATAACATTTCCTGATAATTATGAACAATACAAAACATTTCCTGCAACATCAAATTCTTCTATTCAAACAAGCAAACCAAACGAAAAACAATACTATTCGGATGCATCTTTACTGATTTATACAAGTCATCAGAATGCAAATATTCGCATTCAATTTCAGGATATGTTTCCTGTTTCTCTCAACTCTCTTGATTTTGATACAAGAAATCCAGACATTGAATATCTCGAAGCAACGGCGTCTTTTCGTTATCGTAAATTTACATTGGAGACATTATAATCATTTATGAAGTATGAAACAATTATTGAGCAGTGGCAAGCCGACTGCAAAGTGAATGATACTGAACTTGGAGATGAAAGTCTAAACATTCCGTATCTTCATGGAAAATATCTAAAGTATTACGGAGACGAAAGAATTCGACTTCTTAAGCTACGGGCTGAGAAAAAGAAGTTGACTGCTCTTTTGCGTGATTATTATTCTGGTGATCTGAACAATCCAGAAGATCTTGCGGAGATTAATAGAGAACCATTTAAGAAAGTTGTGCTTAAAGGAGATCTTAATTCTTATATAGATGCTGATGATGACATGATTGCACTCACAACAAGAATTGGTCTTGCTGAGGAAAAAGTACACACATTAGAATATATTCTAAAAGCAATAAATAATAGAGGCTTTCAAATTAAAGCCGCAATCGAATGGCATAAGATGACTAACTTCGGAGGGTAATGAATCCATTTTTCGCTGTATGTGAAAGTGATGTGCCAGACAATATGCTAAAAATTACTGATATAGACCATGTCCATATTAAAGTAGAAGCTCAGAACGGAATTACACAAGAGATTTCGGACTTCTTTTCTTTCGAGTCTCCAAATAAGAAATGGGACAAACGATTTAGAAACAAAGTTTGGGACGGTAAGATTCGTCTGTTTAGTACAAAGACAGGAAAAATCTATAAAGGATTACTTCCTCATATCAAAGTGTTTGCAAAACAAAGAGGATACGATGTTGAATACAAAAGTACAGACCATCCTGCAATATCTAGGTCTGACGCAGAGAAGTATTTTAGAAGAATATCTAAGTACGAACCCAGAGATTATCAAGTTGACAGCTTTCATTATTGCATAAACGAACAAAGAGCTACAATTCTAAGTCCTACAGCAAGTGGTAAATCACTTATCATTTATGGATTAGCCAAATTTTATATGTCGAAACCAGTACTTGTTATTGTACCGACAATTTCTCTTGTGAATCAGATGCGTGATGATTTCGTTGATTATGGAATGCCTTCAGAAAACATTCATTGTGTACAGGCTGGAATTGATCCAAGATCTGATTGTCCAATTACTATTTCCACATGGCAGTCACTCGTAAAACTACCAAAGAAGTACTTTGATAAATATAGATGTGTTATAGGAGATGAATGCCATTTATACGATGCCAAGTCGCTCAAGAAAATTCTCGAACGACTTAAAAAATGCCCGGCAAGATTTGGATTTACTGGAACACTTAAAGATAATTCGGAAGGTGCACACAAACTATCTGTGGAAGGACTGTTTGGAAAAGTAAAGCAGTTTGTCAAAACAAAAGAACTTATCGAATCCGAGCATATTTCCAATCTAAAGATTTTCTGTACAGTATTGCAGTATCCACCAAAAGACTGCCGTCTCGTTTCAAAAATGAAGTATCATGACGAGATCGACTGGATTGTCACAAATTCAAAACGAAATCAAATGCTGACAAATCTTTCAATGATGTGCAAAGGCAATACCCTTCTTCTATTTCAGTTTGTCGAAAAACATGGCGAGCCTTTATTCGACATGATACGAGAAAGAGCAGGAGATGCCAGGAAAGTATTTTTTGTATCCGGTAGAGTTGCTTCAGAGGATAGGGAGCGTGTTCG